ATAGGTGGTTGGGCAAAAGTATACAGAAAAGATTGGAGTGTACCATTAGAGACAAGCGTTAGTTTACAAGAATATCAAAGGAAAACAAAAGACGGGAAGATATTTTCAAACTGGGCAAATATGCCTGCAACAATGATTAGAAAAGTAGCATTGGTACAGGCATTAAGAGAGGCATTACCAGAAGAGTTTCAAGGGCTTTACAGCCCTGAGGAAATGCCTGTAGATGATAGCAAATTGGAAGAAAAACCTATTGAAGTTAATTACACATTACAAGAAGAAACAAATACAAAACAAGAAGAACAAAAGATAAGCCTAGCACAAGCGAAAAGAATGTTTGCGATAGCACAAGGGGATAAAGACATTGTAAGAGCTGTTTTAGATAAATACGGCTATGAACATAGTAAAGATGTAACAAAAGAAGATTATGACAAAATATGTGCAGAAATTGAACAAGCAGTAAGACAAAAAGAACAAGAAAAATCACAGCAAGAAGAACCAATCGACGCAGATTTTACAGTGGTAGAGGAAGATATACCTCTACCATGGGAAAACGGAGCAGAGGGCTAATGCCCTCTCTCTAAAAAAAATTAAGGAGTGGTATTAATGCGTGAAGATTATTTTGTAAAGATAGGAGAGGAATTAGAAGCACAAGCTAGTGCTAGTGCTAATGCTGAAGCTGAAATGCGAATGAGAGCTCTAGCTGAAGAAATAGAAGCTGCAAAGAAAGAAAGACAAGAAGAAATGAAAAAATTTATTTGCCGCAAATGTGGTTGGTCTGGATACGAGATGGCCACAATCAAAACCAATGAAGAAGATAATGAATTGCCTGAAGAAGAATGGGCACGAGGTTGTCCGTACTGCAAAACGGATAAATATATCACGCTTGAGGAATGAAGATGTAGATGAGGCGGATTGATTCCGCCTCTATGAAAAAACTTTCGTACCCAGTTTAGTTTATGCAGTTCCAGATTATTTTATGCACCCGTAAGGGGGATTTAAAATGCAATACGGTTGGATTAAATTACACAGGCAAATAACAGAACACTGGCTTTGGGAGGAAAAACCCTTTTCTAAGGGTCAGGCTTGGATAGATTTACTTTTGCAAGCTAATCATCAAGACAAAAAGGCAGTTATTGGTAATGACATTATAGAAGTCAAACGTGGTAGTTTTGTAACATCTATCCGTAAATTATCAGAACGTTGGGGATGGTCAAATACTAAAATAAAAAATTTTTTAAATTTGCTCCAAAACGACGGAATGATTTCATATTTTAGCGACGCAAAAAAGACGGTTATAACCATTGAAAATTATAGCCTTTACCAAGATTTAAACGACACAAAAACGACACAAAAACGACAGACAAGCGACACAGAAACGACGCAGAAACACACAAACAAGAATGATAAGAATGATAAGAATGAAAAGAATATAAAAAATAAAAATCTAACAGAAGATGAAGAAATAAAAATTGTTTTAGAAAAAAGACGTCAACTAGAAGAAGAGAAAAAAAGAAAGTTAGAAGAGTTTAATAAACTTCCTAAAGAAGAACAAGAACGTTATATAAATATTGCTAAAAACTTCATTACAAACAACAATAAACAACGTGGTATCTACCTAATAAGTGATTACCTTAAAGAGGAGGCAAAATAATGTTTGCCAATATCGATATAGAACGTGAAGTACTTCTTAGTATTATATTATTCCCAGATGAATGCTCAATATTCATAAAATCTCTTGAAACTGATGATTTTTCTTTAGAATATCATAAAAAAATATTTCAAGCGATAAAGACATTGTTCAATGAAGGAAAAAAGATTGATGTAATTCTTTTGTCAGAACACATACCAGACATTGCGAAGTTTATAGACAACTCACCTGTACCTGCTGCTGCACACATTAAAGATTACATAAACGAATTAAAGAGGCTTAAAGTTAAACGTGATTTAGAAAAGCTTTCTATGAACGTTATATCATCACTGAAAAAAGGTGTTAAAGTAGAAAAAGTTTTAGCTGGCATAACTAAATACACACGAAGCTTTGATATACAAACCGATGCGGTACACATAAAAGATTTAGCATTAAAAGTAATGAAAGATTTAGAGGAAGAACAAAAAAAAGTAAAAAAGCGTGCTGTACTAAGTTTAAAACCTATTGAAAGCATCTTAAGGAATGGTGAAATGACAGTAATAGGAGCAAGACCGGGTACAGGGAAAACAGCATTCGCACTCAAAATGGCATATGATTTAGCAAAAGAAGAAAAAAAAATTTACTTTGTCAGTAGAGAAATGACGGGAGAACAAATTACACGAAGGCTTTTATCAAAAATTAGTCGAGTTGATTTTTCGAAATTTGTAAATGCCACATTAGAAGAAAATGATTGGAGAGAAGTAGCTAATGCACTAACTGAAATTGCAAAACTAAACATTCTAATTGATGACAAAACAAGTTATATTGAAGACATATATCTTAAAATTGCCTCACAAAACATTGATTGTCTCATTATAGATTATTTACAGCTCATGCAGACACACGAAAGAGCACAGACGAGAGATAGAGAAATAGGTATTATTACAAGGACGTTAAAGATTATGAACTTAGATCTTAATATTCCCATTGTAGTATTGTCTCAGTTAAATCGTGAAGGGGCTAAAGAACCTACATTAGCAACTTTACGTGAATCAGGGAACATAGAGCAAGATTTTGACAATGTCATTTTCTTGCATGACAAAAGCAAAGACAAGGAAGAAGAAACAGAAGAAGAAACAAATTTTAAAAAACTAAAGCTTATTATCGCAAAACAAAGGAATGGAAAAACAGGGAAATATGACATATACTTTGAACCTTCTCTAATGGAATTCTATGATGTGTGGAAGGGTGAGCCTATTGGACATCAAAAAGAGGGAAAAACAGTATGAAGAATTGTTTAAACTGCTTGACATTATAGAAAAAGCAAGTCCAGAGCAAAAAGAAGTTTATGACGCAATTTATAAGAAAAAATTGGACTTGCTGACGAAAGAATTTGATTTGTGGATAGGGAGAACAAGTGCAGAGCTGAATAAAAGGATTGAAGAACATCTCAAAAGAAAGGAGAACGCACAATGATTTACTTTAACATTGATGAATTAGAAGTACGAAAAGAGGAAAATAGGCAACTTCGGAGGCTTATACATCAACTTGCGGAAGAAAATGAAAAGTACAAAGAAGAAAATGAACGGTTAAAAAGAATTATAAGAATTTTAACAGACAATTAAGACAGCTTGTACATAAACTTGCGGAGGAGAATGAGAAACTTGTAGAAGAAAACAAACGGTTAAAAAGAATTATAAGAATTTTCGCAGGGGAGGAGGAGTAGAAAAATGCCTGTGAAAAAATACAGATCCAAGAATTTCTTGGAGCTCATTTTCAGCCTCAAGAAGCCAGTAATTGTTGAGGCAGTACAGTTTAAAGGTGATATAGAGTCATTGAAGGAAGTATCTAACTTTATGAATGGTTACGTAATTGATTATACAGACCCAGATAATCCAGTAGTAAAAATTGATACACTTGAAGGCACTTTAAATGCTCAGGTAGGAGATTATATTGTAAAAGGCATTAACGGGGAATTCTATCCTGTCAAGCCTGACATATTTGAAGCAACATACGAGGAGGTAAAGTAAAGTGATGAAGGAGATGAGGGAAAATGGGCAAGAACAAGAAAGGCAATCCTGACAAAGTACATCCTTATCTTGCAAGGAAGGCTTTAGAGATGGCTGGTGGCGATAGAAATGCAGCGTACAGCTATTGCATAGAGCTAAGCTGGAAGCTATGGGGTCGTTTAGCTCCCGGCTTTGACAATGCGGATTTACAAGCATTTTATGAAAAGGAGAGGATGTAAAATGCGAGAAATAAAATTTAGGGTTTGGGATAAAAAGAATAAAAAAATGTACTATGGCTATAAACCTGATAGACCAAATATGATAGATTTTGACGGGAATTTATGTATAACAGGTACGGGGAATATAGATGAATATGGTAGTCCGACAGATTATATTATTGGATGTAAACAACAGAACTACATTCTCATGCAATATATAGGTCTAAAGGACAAGACTGGAAAAGAAATTTACGAGGGAGACATAGTTAGACAAAGACGGTTTTTAGGATGGGATAAACAAAATGGAGAAAGATACAAGGATATTTATGGAGTGGTACGTTTTGAAAATGGAATGTTTACATGTGGGATTGTTGACAATACGATAATTGATTGGAATAAATGCGAAGTAATCGGCAACAAATGGGAAAATCCTGAGTTATTGGAGGAGGAAAAGTGATATGAATGAAGATTACTTCTTTGATGTTGGGATGGATTTAGAAGCACAAGAACAACTCAATGACAACATCAGAGCAGAAATGGAATTGCATGGCTATGCAGCAGTATTTGATGAAGAAACAGCTAAAAAGTTAGGATTCAACGATTTTGTAGAAAAGTTACAGATAGATGCAGAAGCGAGATGTCCAGTTTGTGGAGAAAAGCTGGTACATGAGAGCGGATGTGTAACCTGTTACAACTGTGGATGGAGTGCTTGTGAGTAAAAAGGAGGGGAAACAAGATGTTAAAAGGTAAATGTAAAATCAAAATTAGTGATGGCTATTTATTGAGGGAAGTAGGCGGACCTAAAGATGCTATTCGTGAAAAAGAAACAGAAGGATATTTTATCAATTTTTTAGGCGAAAAAATGTTTTTGTGTTGGACATTAAACGAAGGCATGGAATGGACGCTGTCAGTAGTTGACCCGGAGTCTGGACTAACAATTTGCTATCTTAATGGTGGGCCTGGGGATTTAGAAGCAAAGGCAAAGGTATATGAAGAGATTTTTAGTGATGTTGAAAGCTTTAAAAAAGCACTTGCGATAGCAAAACAGAATTTAGAGGAAATTTTAAGGATTTAAAATATTAGAGGAGGTGAAAGTAAATGGAGAAAAATCAGCTTATTAATGCACTCCATGATGAAATTGACATAGCCAGAACAAATGAAACTCATGCAGAAACATTAACAGGAATTTACTATTGGAAAGGATACAGACAGGCATTAGAGAGAGCATTAACTCTTGTGCTTAGAGAAGAACAACGTCTATTAGCAGCCAAACAAAAATGTTGCTAATAAATACCCTTCAGAAGCTCATATTTGACTCAGAATCGTTTTTATATAGTAGGTGAAAGATATATTAATGAGTATGGTTGGCAAAAAGGTTATTCTATTGAAGTTATTGGTAATATATATGAAAATCCTAAATTGTTGGAGGAGATAGAATGAAACTTATGCAAGAAATATCAACAACTGTCAAAAAACGCAGAAGAAAAGAAAATATGTGGATAACAAAGATTGTAGAACTAACAGACAAATTGAAGAAATTAGAAGAAGCAAGTTTAAAAAAAGAATTAGAACTACGTGTATGTGCGAAATTGATACAAGTTTTACATGTAACTGGGATAGTATGGGAGTGTTCAAATTGCCACAGGACATTCACGTTATACAATCCACAGCAGGAAGCATATAATTACTGCCCTGTTTGTGGTGCAAAATTTAAAGAATATATTTATCTGGAGGATGATTAATTATGTCTAAAACAAAATCAAGGCAGATGGAGGTGTTTTAAATGAAATTGTTGTATGAGAAATACTGTAAAAAATGTCATCAAAAATTTATTACTTCAAGCCCATACAAAAAACTGTGTCTTTTCTGTGCAATAGAGAACGAACAGAAATCGATAAAAAAGTCTTATCAAAGAAGGAAACTAAAGAAGGTGAATGCAAAATGAATAGCAAACGTAAAGGGAAGCGGGGAGAATTGGACTTTGCAAAATTTTGCAGAGAGCAAGGCTACGATGTGAGAAGAGGACAGCAGTATAACGGATTAGAAGGGGAAGACGTTGTGGGGTTGCCTGGCATACACGTCGAAGTTAAAAGAGTGGAACGATTGAACATATACGATGCAATAGCACAAAGTAAAAGAGATGCACGTGGGAAAATCCCAATCGTGGCACATAGACGAAATAATTGCGAATGGCTTATTACAATGCGTGCGGAGGATTGGTTTAAACTTTACAGAGAATGGGAGGCGGGGAACAATGTTTGATTTGAAGGAATACATTAAGGAGCTTGAAGAAGATATACAAGAAGCATTGGACGAAAATAACACCTACGAGGCAGAAATAATCTTAAAAGAAGGATGGACAACTCTACATAATCTTATCGACGATGTCAGGGACGTTTATCTTTATGGCGAAGAGATGAAATATGACTGGCTGGATGTGGACAAATTCCTGCGCAAACTTGTAGAGATTACGAGTTGCGTTGCAAACGGAATATCGGAGCCCTTGAACCTGCATGAATATGATACAGGTGATTACGATGATGAACAGTGAGTTAAATCAAGAGGCTGTAAAGTACTTATACCGGGCAATTATAAGATACTTGGATGGCAATAAGACACTTTTTAAGGTGTATGCGGACAAGGCTACAGAGTTTTACGAAAGAGGCAATAGATTGTATTTGCCTATTAGCGAGATAGCGAGAATAAAACATTGGTAAGGGGGAGGAGATATAAATGAAAATACATGAGATGAGAGTGAGAATAAAATTTACACAGCCTATTTTGGGTAGTATGCCAGCTGATGAGGAATTATACACAAAATTTATCGCTTCTAAAGCTCCTGCAGAATGGCTGGTAGACGAAGAGGTAGAAAATATTCCAGAGGTTGATTATGACAAAGGAGTAACTGTGTTTCCTCAAGACAAACAAGGAATATTCTTGTACAATTACCACATCAAAGGCTTCTTCAAACATGCAGGGAATGTGTTAAAAGACCAACTAAAAATTAAGAATTTGCGCAGTAAATTGGACGATTATTTGTTTATCAAAGAAAGAAAGATTTACCTTATCAGGGATGGAAAAATCATACAAGAGGAAGATAGAATTTTAGAAAGACCACTCAGGGCAAAGACAATGCAGGGAGAAAGAGTAGCCCTTACATCATCAGAAGTAATAGACCCACCAGCGGAAGCGATATTTACAGTTCAGTTATTGGAACATAAACAAGTTAAAATGGACACGATAAAAGAATTGCTTGATTATGGGCATTTTATGGGAATTGGACAGTGGAGGAACGGTGGCTTTGGACAGTTTGAATGGGAAGAGATAGCATAGTCTATCTCTCCCCACTGTAAATAGCAGAGGCTACGTCCAGTACAGTAGCGTGTTGTAAAGGCATAGCGAGGCGACGTGGAGTAAGGTAAAGCGAGGTAACGGTATGGTGATGTTATGTGTGGTAGAGTAACGGCAAAGTAAAGCACTGCTGAGTTGAGTAAAGGCAAAGTATAGTTAAGTGATGGAGAAGTAAAGTCATGTTAAGGATAAGCTATGTTTTGTGCAGTAAAGCAATGGAATAGCAAAGTGTTGTTGAGTCAAGGCACTGTACGGAACTGTACCGCAAGGGAAAAACGATGTTTAGCACTGTATTGTAAAGCATTGGCAAAGTTTTGTGAAGTGCTGCAAAGGCTTTGTTTTTCACAGCGCAGTAACGGTTTTGTTATGCATTGCGACGTAAGGCAATGGAGATGCTTTGTGATGCATGGCGAAGCGATGGAATAGCGATGTAATGTGAGGCAAAGGCAAAGCACAGCATTGTAGAGCAAAGGCTATGCATTGTATAGCGGGGCACAGGATACCATTAACAGGAGGGAATTTTAGTGGTTATACCAAGAAAAGTTTTTAAAAAAATAGAATACCACTTCTATCATTACTTTGATTTAAAACATGAAATAGAAGAAAAAGAAAAAGAAATTATGTCTTTAAAATCAGGTATACCGAAAGCACCACATCAAAAAGGTGAACATAACGATGCTACCTTAGATGCAGTGATTAAACTTAACAATCCGGGCCTTGAGGAAAAGAGAAAATGGGTAAAAGTTATCGAAAAAACATTAAAAAAATATAAAGGCACAGATAAAGAAAAACTTATTAACAAGAAATATTTTGAACAATTAGGGGAAACACATATATGTATGTCTATACCAATTGGACGTACTACCTACTTTGAATGGAGAAAGGAAATAGTTACATATGCTGCATTTGTAGCGCAAAAAATGGGATTAATTGAGATAGAATAAAAATTTTTTGAATTTTAGGAAAATAATAATTAAAACTATACTGACTGTACAAGCAATTGCAATTACAATTTTTATTGTTGTAGCTTTCATATTAGCTTTGAGCGGTTTTGAATTTGACACTTACGACTTATCAAGTTTGTTGCTTGTATTCTTTACATGGGCAGGAGGTCAATATTTTACATTTCAAAAACTTGCACATAAAATAAAGCTAAGCTTATTTGAGAAAATAGGGATTTTTTTTGTAAATAGCATAATTTTTAATATTATTTTGAACATCGTAGACATGATTTTTAATTATTTATCCAATTTATCCAATTATTTATAGCAATTCATACAATAAAAAAAACCGACATAATTGCCGGTCTTTTTTTATTGTAATTCTTTTTTAAGTACCATATTCATTTCTTTTACCGCTGCCTCTATGAGTATGTTTATCTCATCATCCGTTAAAGTATTTCCAACAAGCTTTTTAATGTATGCAACCGCTTCAGCTTTTTTATCTGCTCCTTTACCGGGTCCTATAGTCTGTTCAACAGCTAATACCACGTTTTTAACCATATTGTATGCTTGTTTTAACTTCTCATCACCAAGCTTTTGTTTTAAGTAGGATATGATATAGCTCAACACAACCAAAACAAAAAGCTGTATAGTATAAATAGCTATTTGCATAACTAACTCTTTCATATTATTACCTCCTTAAAATTTTCTCCGTTTACTTAAAATGCCACTAACAATATTGATTAATAATACTGATACGCAAATTCCTAAGCCAGCCATTAAACCTAAAAACACAACCGAATCATTCATTTTAAAACCTCCTCAATTTTTTGCTTAATCTCAATTAGGAGATTTTTATATTTTTCAGCTTCATTTTGTTGAGGTATTTCCGCTGCTGTGTTTAATAAATCATTAAGATAATCTTTAACAATGCTGATACCATAATCTTGTGCTGGTGCCCATTTACCACCTAAATCTTCTACATATGGTGCTATACCTTTTTGCACAAGTGTATATCGTGGGTCTACTATAACAGTACCCTCAGGAATATTTACTCCAGCATAAGCACATAAATGCTGTATATGTGCTTCTATACCTGTTCTATCATCAGGAAATCTTGCATGTGCGTTAGAATTGCTTCCACCTTGTAAAGTTTTTAAACCACACCAATTATGGAAGGAATAATCTAATACACCTCCAAACCTACCAAAAGCTGTCTCTTTTGCTGCTTGTGCATAAGCTACTTCTGGTCTTATTCCATACTTTTGAGCTATCTCCCAATACAACGGTGCAATGTTTATAAATACATCGGCTGCTCCTCTCTTTTTAGCCCATGTTTGAGCCTGTAAAACAGACGCCTTAGATTGTCCTACAATCGACGTTTTATTAGCTACAGGTGTTATTATACCTAATGCTTCTTTTAAAGCTGTTACAATGGCATTTGAAAGGTCATTTATGAAGCTTTCATCTGAAAGATATTTAGCCTCATTTGGATTATTTATAAAAAGATTTTCAATTAGTATTGCAGGCATTTTTGTATTATT